AAGCCTTCTCCACCAGTGGTGCCAATACCAAGCCCACGGTCAAGGGGTCTCATCCAGTTCACACTGTTCACCTCAGAACCACCAAGAACAGCTTCAATGGCAAGGTCAGGGGTCACATTACCAGCCGGGTCTGTGGGGTCAAATCTAAGTTGTGTTGGGGAGTAGCCACCAGTAATGGTCCCGTCAACACGCTCTGGGTCAGAGATGGAACCTGAGAAGAAGAACCGGTCTTCATGGAGGGCGATGTTTCGTGGTAGATTCTTCCATGTTGCAGATGTCTCGCCAGGGATTGTTGTGGTTCCCTCGTGGAATAGGCCGAGCCGGAAGCTGGTTATAGGGCTAGCCGCAGGTGTGTCGGTAGTTTCCTGCAATGTAGCAACAACGACATTATCACTTGTATAGGATGTTATCTGCGCCCAGAACCACACACCATCAGAGTCAAGAAGTCTTATACGCCTATTAACCTCAGTGGCTGTCCCAGAACCTCCAGTACTGTCTGTTGAGGAAAATATACCAGTCGCTGTTAATGTTAGAGTTGGGTTGGTGCCAGTAAAAGTCATTGATACGCCACTCGTATCAATGGGCAGATAAGGCCCATCCTTAAAGTTCAAGGTGGCAAACGCCCAAGTGATATCACTGGTACCATAGGCCAGAGTCCTCATGGCGTAGTTGGGATGTGTGATGAACAGAGTATCTGTGGACTGCACAAAGTCCATAGCAGGAGACTCATTAGGGTCATAGGCCGCAGGATAGAACAGGTCTGCTTTGGAGTACGGGCTGACCAATGTATAAATCCGCTTGGCTATAGCTCCAGTACCCGACTCATTAGCAGGAGTGACTACATTGCCTTGTATATCAGTCAGCGTCAAATTAGCACCACTGGCACCCGCAACAACCAACTGACGGTCATTAACGGAAGGGGAGTCTGTGCCAGTGATTATGATGTGGTCGCCATCAGTCCAACTGTGGCTGGAGTTCAAGGTCAGCGTACCACTCGTGATACTGTTTATGGTGAAGTCTGCTTCAGTGACAAACTCATTGTTCTTATAAAACCGACAGTAAAGGTCACCAAACTCAATCATGAATGCTTCAGAAGAATTCCTACGGAACCGGACTAGCACAGTATCATCAGCAGAGTCATTCACCTCACCAATAAACTTAGTCCCACCACGGCGAACAACTGGACCCTGTTTCAAGGGGATTAAATTCTGCGAGGTCTGGTAGGAGTTCTCACGGTTGGGTGCTTGCATGTTACCGTCAAGCAAAGGGGTCTGAATACCACCGTTAAAAGATGATTGTATGGGAGAGGCTTTAGGCATTGCTAGAACCTAGCCGTGAGCCACGAATCCTCCGGCTCCTCGACAGCATCATCTTCTTGACCGTCACGCTGTTTGCCCATTTGTACAGTGACGGTATAATCTCTCAGTAACTCAGCCTTCTTGGTGTTGGACTGGGTGATTTTCTCGCAAGCTTCATAGGCCATGAGAGCTGCTAACGCTTCAATGAACACAGTATCATAGGTAGACGTGTCCTCATTGCGATATAGATACTTAATCTTTAGACTGTTGGCTTCATTAGAGAATAGGTATGGACCCTCAACCCTGAACTTGGACTGGTTATCAGTCTCAATCATCATAATGAAGTCGTTGGGAAGAGCGAACCGTGAGTCCCAGTCAAACTCAGGAGCGGTAGCATCAGCACTCAAGGTGTCCCGCTTAATGGCAAAATTCCAGGCACATTCTCTCAGTACCCGGTCACGACAAATAGCATACAGTGAATCCATAGTCCTGGCACGCTCTATGTTCTGAGACGTGCTGGTGATTAAATCACTGCCCAGCTTGGTTAAAGCTCGGTTATATATATCCGTTTCACTAACAGCAGAAGCCATTAATAAACTCCCTAAGCTACGTCATTTTGCATGGTGTACTGTTTAAGAAGTTCCAGTGTTTCCCGTATTCGACCACGCTGTTGGGCGTTAATGTTTGTCCCAGCAGGAAGCAACTCAATCGCATAATCACCCTCTGTGGACGGGTCAAGAGCAGTGAATGACCCAGAGGTATCAAACGTCACGTCAGATACATCTCCACCCTTGGGCAGATACCAGCGCGTATGACCAGCACTCATAGCAGTCGTTACACGGTCCTGCTCAATACCACGCATGATGACATCTAGATGGTCAATCAAGTCGGCCTTATCAATCAACGTGTCTTCATAGACAATGCCCAGGTCTTTAGTGCTGGCATCAGAACCGTCATCAGATGTAACAGTTGACTGTGCGGCGTTCCGGTTAATCTCAACTCTGACAAGTGCCATTACAAATCTCCAGGTTAGTCCAGTTAGTCCCACCCCTCAGGGTTGCCACCGGAACAGACCAGTGACAACCCCTTGGGCGAGGGAAGAAAACGGCGGTTAATTAGATGCTTCTGCGTACTCAACAATACAAGATACATCTCCGGCAAGAGGACCACTAATAGCAGAAATCGTAGCAACGACATCGATATAGTCATACTCTGGACGGGCAGTAAGTGTAGCCAAGTCCCATACAGGCTGCTGGATTGTCTCAATAGCCAGCGTATCGAATCGATACTCTGTCATACCAAGAGCACCAGAGATATCAATCGTAGTTGCGATTGCATCCTCATCAAGTACAGTCCCAGCAACACCACTAGCAGTTGTGGCGGTGTAGAATCCAAGTTTCATATTTCCAGAAGTACTAGCCAAATCATCACTTGCAACCTTAACACTGAGGAGGGTAGCCTCTACAGGGATACGGGCAAGCAAGATGATATCAGAGGCTGCTGGAGTCAAGGACACAGTATCAACAACAGTCCTTGTCGTGGCACCATGAAGTCTAGCACTAACGGCAACTCTAGGAGTTGCGTCAAGGTTCGTGATATTAGCAGTTTTAACAGTAGCCATGATTCAATCTCCTTTCTAAGAAATCGCACTAGGGTCACACAGAATCTTCACGACTTTCGCTTCTTCTGTGCGAGTCGCTCCGAATGTGCCACCGGTAGTAACGTGGAATGGGTTGCGGCTAAGGTCAAAGCGTTGGGAAATATCACCAAAGACATCTTTCCAGATACCAAGGTGCATACCAGACTTAGACCAGAAGGGAATTTCTTCATCAGAGTTACTGTCGGTATTGAGTCTCTGGGTCATGATGAACTTGATTCCAAACCACTCACTTAGACGACGACGACCAGTCTCATCACTTGCAAAGATGGGCGTGTTGTAGTCTGCGTTACCGACTTTAATCTGCTCAAGCAAAGCATGTTCTTGCAAGGCATTGATGGCGCAGTAAATCTGGTCATTCGGGTCTTCAATATCGACATCAGCAGCAAGCAATTTCTCGCGAGCAAACAACAGCTTATCGGTATTGAGTTGTGTGTCACCGGACGAACCGACATCGACTGCTACGACTTGTGCAGCGGGTAGTGCCGTAGTATCAGCACCACGAACACCAGTCTTGGAAGCCACGAAGAAGCTATCAAGTACAGCATCATCCATTGCCCGGTTAATTGCAGCAAGGCCAACACGGGTGTACCCACCTTCAAGCTGAATCTTCAAACGCAGCTTGTCTTCATTATCAATTACATCACCCCAATCATAATCGACTGGGTCTACCCACCGGCGGCTGTGAACCGTCTCGATGATTGGTTTACTTCCGTGACGAGTAGTACGAATCTGAGCCGTAGCCTCTGACAACTGGTCAACAACACTAGCGGATTCACCGACATGTGTGCCTTCCATGACCGCACCGCGAAAACGGGCGTTCTTCTGTTGACTGAGAAGCATCAGATTGTCATTAAACTCATCAACGAAATTGTTGACGACAAAATTAGACATCTCTTAATCTCCTGGTTAAAATTACTTACAGTTACAAACAAGTGGTACGTGTGTTACGTGGCTTGTCCTGTAGCAATATAACCAGGGGCTACGCATAATGGTGCTCGCTTTCGAGCGGTCAACGGGGGCCGTGAGGCCTTGTCCATTATACGGTCGAAGAACTAGGCAGAGTTTTTAGGTCTGCCCGGCTTCTTCGCTAGTAC